TGATGCCTCTGAAATTAAAACTACTGTAGGCGAACAGATACAAGGCTTACAAAATATTGTAAAAGGAGTAAAAAGATCCAAAGTACGATTACTTCTAAATAAAGAACCTAATCCTTTTCAAGATATTAGTACGTTTAAAAGAAATCTACTTACTGATTATCTGATTGATGGAAACATATTTGTTTATTTTGATGGGGTTCACTTATATCATCTTCCTGCAAATAAAGTAAATATTCATGCAAGTAAGACTTCTTATATTGATAAATTTACTTTTAACGAGACAGTAGATTATAGTCCCTCCGAAATAATTCACATTAAAGATAATTCTTTTTACTCAATTTATCGAGGTATATCTCGATTAAAGCCTGCACTTAGAACTATGATTCTAATGCAGAATATGAGACAGTTTCAAGATAACTTTTTCAAAAACGGAGCTGTACCAGGATTAGTACTTAAAAGTCCTAATACACTTAGTGAAAAGATAAAAGAGCGAATGATACAATCCTGGTCGCTTCGTTATCGGCCAGATTCAGGTGGTAGACGTCCTTTAATATTGGATGGTGGTATTGAGATAGATAGTATCTCAAATACAAATTTTAGAGAACTAGATTTTCAAGCAGCAATACATGAAAATGAAAAAATTATTTTAAAGGCATTAGGAATACCGCCAATACTTCTTGACTCGGGTAATAATGCAAACATTCGTCCAAATATGAGAATGTATTATTTAGAGACTGTACTACCTATAGTTAAGAAATTACATTATGCATTTGAAAGATACTTTGGATTTGAACTAAAAGAAGACGTAACTGAAGTTCCGGCTTTGCAGCCAGAGATGAGAGATCAATCTCAATATTATACTGCTTTAGTTAACGGAGGAATTATATCTCCAAATGAAGCAAGAGAGAATTTAGGCTTTGATCCTATTGAGGGACAAGACGATATAAGAACACCTGCCAACATTGCAGGAAGTGCTGCAAATCCTGACGAAGGTGGCAGACCAGAAGAAGGAGAAGATGATGGGTAGCATACGACGAAGAGATGTTGCAATAGAAGCAGCCGCAATGATAATGTTAGAGGAAGGAAAAGTACTTTCTAAAAAAGAATTTGATAGCATTGCTAGACCTACAGGCGTAAGATCTGGCAACTTAATGAATCTGTTTGGAAGCTGGTCTCGACTAGTTGGCTTTATAGAAAAAGACCATCCAGATGTATGGGCACAACTACACGGCGAAGTAGCGTCAGATCCAGTTAATGCTGGAGAAGCCTTCACCGTCGAAGAAGCAGAAAGTGCCGAGCCTGATCCTTTAGAGGCCCTTGCTAAAGCATCAGAACCAAAGGAAGAAGATGAATAAGATATTTAATCTAACCTCTACTTTTAAGTCTCACGAAGTCGAAGACGGAAGTGTGATGATTCGAGGAATGGCAAGCACAAACGATTTTGATCGTGCTGGAGATACTATTTCTCCTGATGCATGGGCAAAAGGTGGGCTTCAAAATTTTGAGAATAATCCAATTATTCTTTTCAACCATGATTATAATAAGCCTATAGGTCGAGCAACGGGGTTGAAAGTAACTCCAAAAGGTCTTGAACTAGAAGCAAAAATTAGTAAGTCTGCACCAGAAGGTGTATGCGAATTAGTTAAAGACGGTGTCCTTGGAGCCTTTTCTGTTGGTTTCCGGGTCAAGGACGCTGATTACTTATCGGAAACTGACGGATATAAGATAAAGGACGCTGAATTGTTTGAAGTTTCGGTTGTATCCGTACCTTGCAATCAAGCAGCTACTTTCTCTCTGGCGAAGTCTTTTGACTCTTCTGAAGAGTACGAAGCCTTCAAGAAAACTTTCACCAATCGTGTAGATCTAGCCAGTCAGTCTCTGGCTAAAGATGATAAATTATCGGTAGCTAGTGACACACTGGACGGAGCGCAAGCTCAAAAGGAGATCAAAATGTCGGAAGAGGTAAAAACTCCCGAAGTCGACTTGGAAGCATTTGCTAAGAAGGTAGCAGAGGAAACTGCTGCTAAAATTGCAATGAAGCAAGCCGAAGCGAAAGCTGCAGAAGAAGCTGCGGCTGTTGAAGCTGCTGAAAAAGCTCAGGCAGAAGCCGAGCAAAAAGCAGCTCAAGAAGAAGAAGTTAAGCAAGCAGTTGTAACTGGCGTTGAGTCAGGCACTGAAAAGCTTATGGAAGATGTTCAGAAAGAGCTTACTGCTCGTAATGCTGACATGGAAGAAACTCTTAATAAGTATAAGAAAGAGTTGGAAGAGAAGTCTGACGAAATCGCTAAAATGCGTGAGTCAAAGCGTGTATTTGCTGACCGTGCAGAGAAGTCTGACATCAGCAAGTGGGGCCAAGATTTCTTGAATGCCCACATGCTCGGTGTAATGACTCGTAAGGGTTGGGACACAGACTATGCTCGTGACATCCAAGAAAAAGCAGGTATCAACTATACTGCTAACGCGGCTGACATCGACCAAGAAGTTGCTTCTCTCATCGAGAAGGAAATTCAAAATGAACTGAAAGTAGCGGCATTGTTCCGTGAAATCCCTGTAAACGGTGCAGCGACTGTGCTACCGATTTCCGTAGACGTTGAGCCTGCAGTATTCGCAACGAATGCTACCTCAGGCAACTTGGAAAATCGTGGTGCATCAGACAGCACTTACAAGCCTAAGCAAGTCATCTTGAATGCTTATCGTTTGATTTCAAGCACCTTTATGGACAACGAAGTCGACGAGCAAGTACTCATCAACTTGATGCCTATGCTTATCGAAGGTGTAGCACGTGCACACGGACGTGCTGTTGAAAATGCAATCTTGAATGGTAATTCAAGTGCGCCTTCTGGCTTATCAGACTTTGCAGCAGAGCACGTAGGCGGCCGTCGTGATATTTCAGACGGTGACGTAGTTACTGCAGCTAACCTCCTTAATATGCGTAAGGAAATGGGTAAGTATGGCCTCAACCCAGCAGATGTAACGTACATTGTTAGCTCAGCTAGCTACTACGATCTGTTGTCAGATTCTGCGTTCCAAACACTGGATGAAGTAGGATCAGATTTGGCGATACGAGTAACTGGTACCATCGGAGCCGTATTTGGATCTCCTGTTGTAGTATCAGAAGAATTCCCTGCAGACAACACTGCTGGTAGCGAAGCAGCATATGCTGTTTACACCAGAAACTATGTAGTACCACGACTCCGTGGCGTACAAGTGGAGCAGGATTACGAAGTGATGAACCAGCGACGAGTAATTGTTGCTACTCAATCACTTGGATTCGAAGAAATCGTAGCAGGTTCTGGATCAGACCAGCCTTCAGTTGCGATCAAGTTCGTAGCGTAATAACTACCCAGCAACTTGGGAGGGCTTCGGCCCTCCCGGGTTCTTACTAATTTACTTATGGCAGATTTAGTTACATTAGCAGACTATAAAGACGCGGAAGGTATCACAAGTCCTAAAGAGGACTTACGAATCAGTGCGCTAATTCCATCTGTGAGTCAATTAGTAAAAACCTATTGTGGTAATAGCATTGTAGATTTTGCATCTTCAGATAAAACTGAAGAGTTTGATATTTACTGGGATACTTATGCAGTACAGCTTACTGAAAGTCCAGTAATATCTGTTTCATCTGTTGGAGAAAGAAGTGGGTATGATCAAAGCTACACTACACTTACTACAGGAGCGCATGAGTATTATCTCGATGCGCGTACCGATAGTATTGTTAGAACTAACGAGTCTGGTACTCGTCTTAATTGGAAGCACGGTGTTGGTGCGGTAAGAGTAGTATATAGAGCAGGATATACATCAACTCCTGCAGACTTAAAACTAGCTATTTTTGATTTAATTACATACTATCTCAAAGATGAACATAAAGAGCGTAGAACTCTTGGAGCAGCAAGTATAACTAATACTGCAAGCACAAGCCAGCGAGATAATGTGGCTTTTCCAGATCACATAAAGCGTGTTTTGGATTTGTATAAGAATTTTTAATGAGTGCAGGTAATTTTAGAAACTTAGTAAAAGAAAAACTTTTACAGAATGTATCTGCCCAAAGTGAAAAAACTATGGGTGAATTATCTAGAAGATTAATGGAATCTGCACAAGTTAAACAGCTTTTTGTTATGAACAGAAAGACTGTTTTACAGTTACAAACAGGATTTGTAGCTGGAGTAGAATCAGGCAATATGCCCATAGATACTAAGTTACTGACTAAATATAGAAAAGAACTTAGAAAAATGTTAAGACAAAACGCACGACCTGTTCCTCAAGAACTTAAAGAGGGATTGATGGGAGATATTGCAAAAGCTCGAAGACTAAAATTTGATAGTACTCTACTATATTTCCCTGTTTCTTTTGAAACAATTAAAGATAGAATTGCAGCTTTTCATGTAGACTTTGCAGAAAAGAACTTAGCTGTAAAATTTAACGAAAATAAGGAGTTCGGTAAAACAACTCAATTTGACCACGGAGCAGATGGACCTGCTCAAGGATCATTTACTGCAGCAACTTTTGGTGTAAGAGCAGCACTAGACTCGGGTATAGATGAGAAAAAATTATTCAAAACTGTAGAGGAAAATCTACAAGCTGTTTATGCAAAAGAACTAGGAGGCTTAGCAGGACAAGCAGTAGCAAGAAGACTATATAGCTTAATGGGAAGCTTTTCTCAGGCAGTAACTGTCGATGGAAAAGTAGATGCAGGAGCAGCTTTAATTATTACTGCTTTAGATGCTTCTGAAAATGCAAAAAGAGGTTCTATAGAAAAAAGAGAGATGGATAATCTCTTAAATGCGTTAGAAAGTGCTGTTCAACAACATTTAGGACCTCAAGAATACTTAGACTTTGTTGGATCTAGCACTTTAAAAGCTAAGATGTCAAAAGTTGCTATAGATAAATTTGTTGATAACTTAGTAGCACATAAAAACTTAAAAATAAAGAAAAAAATATCACCAAAATTAAAAGCCACTAAATTAACGTCAAGTGCAGATAGTCCTGCTGAAAAAACAAAAAAGGTAAAAGCTAGGCCTAAGCGCCCTAATGTAGCGAAAGGCAGAATGGCATCAGCCGTTGCAGTAGGAGCCGCAGGTAAGGGTGGTAGAAAAGAGAGAGCAAAACATTCTAAGGTTTCTCTTACAAGTTTTTTGGCAATATTAAATGCTCAAATGCAAAAAACTGTAGCAAAGAATATGGGGTCTCCGAGACTAAATAATCAGACAGGAACTTTTCTGTCTTCAATTAGAGCAGTAGATATAAATACTACTGCAAGAGGATTTCCAAGTGTAGGATATACTTACGAAAAAAGACCTTATCAGGTATTTGAGTCAACAAGCGGATCTCGATTTGCTTCATCAGAAAGAGACCCAAGACGCTTAATAGAACAGTCTATACGAGAGATAGCAGCGCAAAACCAAATTGGAAGATTATTTGCTAGGAGAGTGTAATGAGCAGTAGAACATATACTTCAAGAAGAAGTAATATCGCAGTAGCACTCGCAGAAAAATTAAAAGATATTGATGGGTCTGGAGCATTTCTTACAGACTTACAAAATAACGTTCATCCAAGACTTAAATTTTGGGATGAAGTTGATCAGTTTCCTGCAATTCATTTGAATCCGGGAGCAGAAACAAGAGAGTATCAAGGCGGAGGATATAAGGATAGATTTTTATCCATTACTATTCGATGTTATGTGCAGGAAGAAGATGCACAAGATGCGCTCAATATATTAATGGAAGATGTAGAAACAGTTTTAGAAGATAATGCACAATTAGAATATACTGATAAGCTAAATAATACTTTTAAAACTCAACAAATCACAATTATCAGTATTGATACTGATGAAGGTGTACTCGATCCTTTAGGAGTAGGCGAAATACTAATAGAGGTTCGTTATTAGAAAATACTGGCAAGAACAGACGTTCACGTCCAAGTCTTTTCAAGATTCATAGGAGAAAACTATGGCACAACAACTATACTTTAGCCGCGACTCGAAGATGTTCTTGGAGTTCGATGAGTTTGTATGGGAAATTCCTGTACTAGACGGCTTCAGTTTTTCTCAAGCTACAAATAGCTCTGAGATTACTCTTAATGAGATGGAATCTTCTGCCGGTGTAAGTAGAAGGGGACGTCGAGCATTTAATGATTCTCTTGCTCCTGGTGAGTGGTCTTTTTCAACATATGTAAGACCGTTTCTAGCAGCAGGTGCAGCCCAAGGCACTGGATCAGCTGATCCAGGAACTGGAAACAATCGAAAGGTTCACGCAGTAGAAGAAGTTCTTTGGGCTTTAATGGCGGGTGCAGATAACTACGCATCAGCAGCATATGATAAAGGCGGCTCTGCAGTTTTGACTCCTGGCACCTCAAATATGACAGTAAGTTTTGGTCAATCAAATGTATCAACTCTATCTACATTTAATCTATACTTTGTACTTGGTGATGCAAACCGAACCGTAATGAAACTTGACGGTTGTGTTGTTGGCGAAGCATCCCTTGACTTTGATATTGATGGTATTGCTACAATTGCATGGTCTGGAAATTGTGCAAATGTTGTTGACTTCACAGGAAGCACAATTACTGCTACTAGTGATGATGTAGTATCAAATGTAACCGTAAATGGTCAAGTTTCTTCGGGCGCAACAAGTATTGCTTTAGACCCTGGACACGGTGCTGCAGTGGGTGATCTTCTTTTTGGAACAGGACTCCCTTCAACAGGAGCACCAATTACTGCTGTAAGTACTAATACTATGACAGTTGCTGCAACAAGCGCAACAATTAATGATGATGCAACTTTAATTAAGAGAAAACCTACAGCCGATGGTACAGCTGTATCAGTTGGAGATGTTTTCTTAGATAGTGACGACTCTCATAGACTGTTTGTATTTACTGGAAGTGCTGGATTTGTTCCTGTTAGTGAAACAAAGACATCATATGTAAATGAAGCTATTACTACAACTACTAACTTTATTCGTAATCGACTAACGGTACTTACTGTTACTCCTACTACGCAAGATCCGGATGGCGATAGCACAAATGAGTTGGAGTCTTCTTACAGCCTAACTCTTACCGGAGGAAATGTAACAATTTCAAATAATATTACATTTATTACTCCAGAGGAGCTAGGTATTGTGAACGTGCCGATAGGACACGTAACTGGAACTCGTTCTGTATCAGGTAGCTTTACTTGTTACTTAACAGAAGATACTGCTACTACAAATGCTTCTCGTGACTTCTTTGAAGATGTACGAGCTATTACAAATGTAGTAACAAACTCTTTTGCATTAGTATTCAAGATTGGTGGAGCAAGCGGCACTGGACTAGAGTTGAATATGGCAACTTCTCACGTTGAGATACCTACTCACTCTATTGAGGATGTTATTTCTCTTGAAACTAACTTCCAGGCGTTGCCCTCTACTATTGATGGCACAAACGAACTCGCTCTTACATATCGTCCGTAAGAGAAGCAGCTTGAGAAAAGGGGCTTCGGCCCCTTTTTTCTTATACCAAGAAAAAATATTTCTTGACATTTTTCCTCATGTCCCTTATACTA